GCTAAGAAAGGGTGTGTGTCCAGAACAGGCTCGTATGGTCCTTCCACAGTCAATGAATACCGAATGGTACTGGAGTGGTACACTGTACGCATTTGCCCGTGTATGTAATCTACGATGTAAACCAGATGCACAGGTAGAGACACAGATGGTTGCTGACCAGATTGATAAGTTGTCAGCTGACACCTTTCCTGTGAGTTGGGAAGCACTACGGTCATGAGTAAAGCTGTTGTCATGGGAAACGGTGAGTCTAGGTCTTGGTGCAACCCAAATACTAAATGGGCTGATGTTAGGACATGGGGATGCAATGCCGTTTACCGTGACGCAGCACCAGATAATCTTGTTGCTATGGACTACGGTATGCAACAAGAGATATATGATTCGGGTTATAAGGGTAAATGTTATTTCTCAAACTGGAGTGTTGTTCCAGCAGAAGTTGCTGATATGATGCTCATGGGATTTGATATACCAGATAACTTTATTCATAGGAGTAAGAACAAAACTGACCAGTGTGTGATATCTGGCAAAGACCCTGCAACGGTTCATGAGTCTATTGAGTATATGATAAAGATGCATCCAAGTTTAGACATGGATGATCTCAAACTCAAGATGGAAAAGGATATTGGAATCTGGATTACCTATGTAAATGAGAATGACAACATAGTGGATGTTGGTAATCCTAATCTATCAACTGGCAGTATGGCTTTACTGTGTGCATGTCATGAACAGAATGCAGAAGAGATTTATATGTTAGGATTTGATTTGAGTACATACGATGAGACAATCAATAACATATATAAAGGGACAGACAACTATTTGCCTGCCTCTGCGAAAGGGTTCAATCCTGTAAATTGGATGAACCAAATGGCTGAACTTTTTGACAAGTATAAGGATAGAACTTTTTATTGGGTAGACTGCAAAATGAAAGGTACTAACAGTTGGCATGGTTCAACTGTACAAGACTACCATCTCAATGTAAAGTGCTTGTCGAAAGAAGAGTTCTGTAAAGAGCTACCACCTCAAACAATGGCCAGAAGATATACCATTAGAGGACATTGAACGATTATATATAAAGGAGTATTGACATTTCTACTACATCATGATACATTTAAACATACTTAAACATACGAAATATACATACACATAAGGAGACTACAATGTCGTTAGCTGCAATGAAGAAGCAGAATAGTTTGGATTCACTATTGGGTGCTGCCCAGAAAGAATCTGCCCCCCTAGAGAAGAAGTCTTACGTTGATGAACGTCTTTGGAAACCTACGATGGATAAGACCGGCAATGGTTATGCTGTCATTCGTTTCCTGCCCGCACCAACGGGTGAAGACCTTCCTTGGGTTAAACTTTGGAACCACGCTTTCCAAGGGCCAACTGGTCAATGGTTTATTGAGAACTCATTGACTACGCTTGGTAATAATGATCCTGTGTCGGAGTATAACTCTAAACTCTGGAACTCTGGTATTGAGTCTGATAAGGAGATTGCTCGTAAGCAGAAGCGTAAGTTGCAATATTACTCAAACATCTATGTGGTGAGTGATGCATCAAATCCTCAGAACGAGGGTAAGGTCTTCCTCTATCGTTATGGTAAGAAGATTTTCGACAAGGTGATGGAAGCAATGCAACCTCCATTTCCTGATACAGACCCTATCAACCCATTTGATTTTTGGGAAGGTGCGAACTTCAAGTTGAAGCTTCGTAAGGTAGATGGATACTGGAACTATGATCTCTCATCCTTTGATGGTGCAGCTGCATTGTCTGATGATGAGGACAAGTTGGAGAGCGTTTGGGGGAGTGAACATTCTCTCTCAGAGTTCACTGCACCATCTAACTTTAAGACTTATGATGAGTTGAAGACTCGTCTTGATATGGTCCTGTCTGGTGTAACCAAGACAAGCACAGTAGAAACTCTCATGGAAGATGAACCTACTGCACCTGTTAAGGTCAACACCAAACCAAAACCAGCACCGACTGTTTCGGCAGATGATGGTGATGACGCTATGTCATACTTTGAGAAGTTGGCTGAAGGGTAAACTAATCTGGTTTACTATAAACCCCTCACTGAGAAATTGGTGAGGGGTTTTCTTTTACATAAATCCTTCAGATGCCCTAGCTAGAGCGCCTCCCGCCGCTGGGTTTTGTAAAGTTTTATTTTGTTCAATTACAGTTGGTGCCGATGTGTTAGATTTTTGACTATTATCATTTTGCTGTATTATTACAGGTGGTGGGGTTTTACTTGCACTTTCAGCGGTGCTTATCTTTCTTGCTTGATCAATCGCATCCTGCGCTGTCGGCATCTTGCGGCCTTCATCGAATTTTTGCCTCTTCCCATTCTTACCCATTCCGCCGAAATCAGCATCCTCGTCAACGCCTGCTGCACGAAGTCTATCTTCATGAACTTCCCTCTGGGCTCCCGCAATTCGCCTCCTTTGAGAAGAAGTGTCGTTCCTCGCTCTTTTCCTTTGGATTCCAGTCGCTGCAAGACTGGAATCTCCTAAGTCCGTACCTGATGCTGCCATCTCTCTTTCAGCAATCCCCCTCCTCTCGAACTTTCGTTTACCGAATTTACCTTTCTCAGAGGCAGGAGCATCTTTCTTCGCATCATCAGAACTATCAGTCTCGGACAAGTTTGTCTTGTTGCCCGAAAACGGGGCAGGAGCAGAAGCTTTTTTATCATCATCACCACCACCAAAACCGAAAAACCCAGCTATTTTGCCCCCAATCTCACCTGCTTTGCCCAAGATACCACTGAAAAGAGCTTTGAAATCTATATCAAATATATCCGTAAAGAATTTTACAACCCTTGCAATCACAGCTGAGAACAGGTTTACAAAACTCTTTATCAATTTTTCACCGTTATCAAAAACTTTACCAAAAAAATCCTCAAAAACTTTTTCAAAACTAAACTCTTGGAAAATCTTTGCCAAATCCTCAAAACCAAAAAACGCTAAAACATCAGCAATCATATTTTTTGCAAAATCAAGTAGTTTTCCAAATGCTCCAAAGAATTGTACAAATGCTACCCGTATCAGTTCTCCTACACTTGCACCCTCATCAAATGCTTTCTTGACTTCAATAAAAGTATCGTATAACGCATATCCCACTACTGCAATAGCAGCAACAATTGCAAGAAATGGTAGGATGGCTAAACCAAAGAATCCTGAAATAGTAGAAAGTACAGATGTTAATGTAGTAATAACTGGAGCCATAATAGCTTTAATTCCCAAAAATATTGTTTTCATTAATCCAAAAGCCTTAAATGGGTTGAGTATTGTAAAAAGAGCAAACAGGCCAAGGAATGCTGTGCTTATCAAACCAATTTTATCAATCACAAAGGCAACACCATCAATAAAGTCAAATAGATATTCTTTCATTTTTGCAAATATTTTTGGATCATTCATAAAATATGCCAAAGCTGGTATAATCGCTACTGCCAATATACCAACAAACCCTTTTATCAATTTGAAAAATCCACCAAATTTTTTCATGAAACCGCCACCCTCTTCACCGCCACCTTCGCCGCCATCCGCACCCGGCGCTCCTCCGACACTCGGTTTATCATCTCCAGCAAAACGATCAAACATACTTCGTTTAAGAGATGCTTCAGCTGAATCTTCAGTGGCCTTTGCTAACTCCTTTGAAGATTCCTCCACTTCTTCAGCAGTTGCATTTCCCTCTTTTTGTTCTTTCAATAATTTTTCATGCCTCTTCTTCGCATCATTTTCACGTTTTTTAGCTGCTTTTCTGTCTTTCTTTTTTTGTTTTGATTCCAATGACAAGACTTTGCTGATTGCAGCCAATTTTTTATCTGATGATTCAACTTTTTGGTTGGTTTCATTAATTGATGCGGTGATATCTGCAATTTTTTGGTCAGCCATGATTATTTTTCCTTACCTTCTGTGGTTTTTTGATAAGCATTCTTAGCATAAAATGCTGCAACAATAGCAGCAACTGATACAAAGTATGTTGGTGCCATTGAACCTAATGTTTTGCCTGCCTCTGTTAGTCCAATCCACATAGATATTACCACTGCAAATGGGTATAATAACATACCGGCTAATGCAAACCAAGCCATTTGTCTCTGTGCATCCTCTTTCTTATCTTCATTATCTAACCGCATCATTCTCGCATCCATAGTAAGTTCTTCATCAGTCACAACACCATCACCATCTAAATCATATTTTGAAAATTTACTATCAGGTTCAAGTGTTTTTTGTGACATCTTTATCTCCTAGCAGCTTGCCGTCTTTCTTTTTCTTCTTCCTCCTTCAAATGATTCATTAATAAACCGATATATATTTCCCTCTCCCACGGTATCATTTCTTCTAACTCTGTCAAACTATATTTATGATGATGCATCAGTGCAAAATTAAGTTCATAGTAAGACTTAAGTGATGTGTGAGAAAGGGCTATGAAAAAAAACTCTCCATTCCTTGTAAGACAATCTCACTTGTCACTTCTGTTTTTGGGTTCTTGATCTCTACCACATGAGTTAATTTAGGCATAGTGTTGAAAAACTCTCCTATTTTTTCAAACACCTCTGTAGATAGACTATCAACAAACTCATCTAACTCTTTATTCGTAACATCAATCATACTGTGAATAGTGTCGCCATCATGAATCTCATGAATGCAAACCTTCAATAATTTCATTATATTATTCAGTGTTTCAGCTTCATCCACACTTTTGATATCACCAACTGTTGGGTGTCGCATAATTATTTTAATGCTATCATTTACCCCTATCACATTATTGTGATCATCTTCAACTTGAACATCAATAACATCCAAGTTTATTGTAACAGGGACTCTGGTTTCTTCATCGTCAGGACACAGAATACTAAGTTCAACAGTTTCTCCAACAGATTTGCAACGAATCTTTAAAAACAAATATTCAAAATCAAATATTGGCATAGTTTTTATATCAACACTATTGAAAGTGCATCCACCAACAATGTCTGATAGCATGTTATAGGTGTCTTCTTTATTTTCGGCCTCTTGTGCCAGCATCAAGATTTTTTGTTCTCTGACTAGAAAGGGTCTGTATTTAACAACTTGTTGGTTAGATGGTAGTTCTAGTTGATAGCTTGGTGTATCAATTTTTGGTAACGCCATAATTTTATATCCTTCATAATAATTTTCAAAACAGTTTTCTTAAAACTGATGGTACATTTGCTGTAATAGCTCTTTCGACGGTATTTGTAGCCGTGTCAACTAATTTCTCTCCAAGACTCTGACCTCCTCCATCTAACATCAGGTTTTTCCATTCTCTGAATGACCATGCTACATTGGTCTTTGTAATTTCTGTATTTGGACCATACGCAAGATTTAAACCAGTAATGGTTTTTGGAAAACACTCTATCAATTGCAGACCAAAAGTTTTTCTGTTATTCATGTCCAACAAATGAATGTTCAAAGTTCCAACATATTCATTATAATATGCTACATCATATGTATCATTGCTAAATGCTAATTCTTGCCATTTTTCAAGCATCATTCTTTCATCTAACCCATTGGGTGATTGAATAGTCATTGTTACCTCATCAGCATATGTTGGACCTGTAACCAGTTCCCTAACTGGTCCATACAATTGATCAGCTGATTTTGGTTGAGTTTGCACACTTCTGCCGGGCATCAGGACAGATTCTGCTGCCAGTGAAATGTCTCTAAAGTTATGACCAGCTAACTTGCCGGGTGGTGGTAGAATTTGAACCTCATATTGGTTTGGTCTACCATATGCATTTTCCTCATGAAATATTGATAATACATCATTCAATGCACCAAATGCGAGAGCGTCTACAAAAGAACCGATTGCTGTTACCATTTTCTTATCCTAATATCTTTTTGCCGTGTCTAGGTATGCAGCTTGGGCAGACCCTTTCTGGAATCTTTGTACTGGTAATAGTGCTGCAACGATTAATTCTTCTGATGTGATGGCACGAAAATCAGATTTAACATATCCAGTTAGATAATGTTTTACAATTGCTTTTGCCATTGGTATTCTTTTTAGTTGTGAATAATCAGTAATTAATCTTGGACGTTTCCCTGTCTGCGCTGCAACATTTAAGCTACCTCCTCCGTCTACAATTTTATCTAGAAGTCTTATTCTCATTTGGATTGGTAGGTAGTGAAAATTCAGTCCCATGAAACCACCAGCAGCTGGTCCAATGGGAAGAACTAATGGAAAAGTGTCATAGTATGGTAGTGTGTCTTTATGCTTTGGGGAATATATAAACATATTGAGAGTCCCAAAGTTCACACCTTTTGTTCTTCTACCATCTCGTAACAACTGTTGTGGACCCGGCTTCCCAAAATCTTGTATCTTTTCCCGAAACCAGTTAACAGACTTTACTCCACTAGTTCCCGATTCTGCTCTTGCAGCGTCTAATACGCTTTGAATAAATTTACTCTGTGCCATTTAATTATTTATAACGAATACCTAAATCGTCCTCTGTCAGTATTTTAAATTCCATACCATTGTTGTTACACCATTCTGTGGCATACTTCCACTTGGCACTATTCACACCCCAAGCCTTTATCTCATTGAGATAACTTTTTGTTTTTCTTTGTGGTTCTTTTGGGGGTTTTGTTTGTTTCTTGGGTTTGACTTCAATGACAAGTTTTTTGATGGTGCCATCGTGTTGTTTTATTTTACAATAGAAGTCTGGAAAATAACGATGTATTCTACCATCCCAAGGAGACTTGTATGGAACAACTATTTCTTCACTGCCCCATTCAATCACAGATACGGTTCTGTCGCAGTAAACCATAAACTTACGTTCCCATAGAGAACGATAGATTACGTTGTGAACATTCCCTCTATATTTTGAGGGGTTGTCCGGTTTATATTGTCCTTTGTATGCCATGATGTATAAATACTTATGATTACAAGGAATATTTAGACATGGCTGTATTCACTGCATTAAGAAATAAAGTTCAATCAGGTCTTGCTGGACTTGCTACAAGCGCATCTAAATCAGCACTGGGACTAAACAGGTCATCAGGACTTAGATTTAATGACGCTGGTGGTAGCAAGCCTAGTGGCGATGCTGGGAATATGTATCAGTATCCATTAGACCTTGGGTCCACAGGCAATAGCCATTTCATTTCGTTTTTTGTGAGAGAGAGGAAAGCTGCAAAGGTTACTCAGTCTACGAAAAAAGATATCAATAAAGTAGCACAAAGTCAAACAGAGGTGGACTCAGATGGTCAAATCATCAATTCTCCAGCAACTGAGGGAGGACAGTTGCAGACTCAACGCATTGTTGCCGCTGCTAAAAGTGCAAAGGGAAAACCACATGATGGTAAATCCTTAACTCAAAAACTTGCACCCACAGTTAGAACAAAACACTCAGTTGCACTGTATTTTCCACCTACAGTTACTCAAACATATAATGTAAAATATAATGAGACAGAGATGGGGATTGGAGCGACTCTTGGTGCAGATGTTATTGCAGGATTTACCGGATTTGATACTAATGAGATGAAAAAAATAGGTGGTAAAGCTTTGGAGGCACTTCGTGTTGGTGTTACAGGATTGGCTGTAACAGCAATAGAACAAGTGCCGGGTTTTGCTGGCACTGGTGCTGCTGTTGGTATTGCAAGAGGAAAGGTTAAAGTTCCAAAAATGGAGGTTGTCTTTGAGGGTATTGGTAAACGAAGTTTCTCTTACAGTTTTACATTTACCCCTTCATCTCAACAAGAGGCAGATGAAATACAAAATATCATTCAACTTTTTAGAGAAAATGCAGCACCAGATTACACAGATTCGTTGGGACTTGAAATGACCATTCCTAATACCTACGATATCGCATACTATACAGGTGCAATAGAAAATGGGTATTTGCATAGAATAGGAGAATGCTATTTGGAAAATATAGACGTTTCATATGGTGGAGATAAAATGACATTTCACACAGCTGCGGCTGGAAAAGGTGCTTCACCTACCAGAATTACTATGACACTAGCATTTAAAGAAATGCAGACTATTACCAAATCATTAATCCAACAAGGTTTCTAATAATGTATTTTGCAAATTTTCCCAG